GATTAGGTGGCTGTTTGCAAAACAGTTTAGGACAGTTTGATTCTGTCTGGTGTCTCTATGGTTCTTAAGCTAATCTAAGTGAGACTGAAAATCTAGAGAAACCACTAAATTCTTCTCCTTAGTATAACGGTAGTACAACAGATTTTGACTCTGTTAGTTTTGGTTCAATTCCAAAAGGAGAAACTAGCTTATACACATGTGTTAATAATTTATATATGTAGTTGCAGAAGTTAAAACTAAATTTGGAGGGTTTAAACTTATTTAGTATATTATTAATGTAGACCTTTTTAACTATGAGTATACATACATGTAACATCCATTGTAGAACAATTGACTTAGACCAAGCTGAACTTCTTGCTATGGAAGATAAAGGTAAATGGATGCCCTATATGTTCCTTCTAGATATAATTATTGGTTGTAAGCTTTCATCAGATGATGAAGATGATATTAGTTACGGCTGCACCACTATTTTTACTGAGCACGGGGATAGTTATGTTATAGATACCCCTTTTACACAATTTTCCAAAATTTTTAAAGAATACTACGAATCTTCCAACAGTCATTCTGATGGAAGTGGAAGTAGTGATTTTGAATTATAAACCAAATATACATTTTATGAGTGCAGAAGAACAAAAAGTGCCAACAAAGGAAGAAGTGGTTTCTTTCTTAAAAGAGCAAATTGAAGTGAAAAAAATTCAATTAGAGCTTCAGAAGCTTAATACAGAACTGGCTACAGCCCGAGCTGAGGAATACAGAGCTATGGCTTTTATTGCTCAAATGACAACTGATCCAGAAGAAAAAAAGCTTGATGAAGAGGATGAAGAACAGCCTCAATCAGGGCGTACATTGAAGAAAGTTAAATAGTGTATGAAAACAACAGTTCTTTATAAGCTACGTGATTATAAGGAAGTAATGCCCTTTGAAAAAGAGCATCCTCTAGAGTTAAGGTGGGACTTTAAATACAAGCTCTATATGTTAACACAGAATGACAAATGTCAGGGTGTGTGGTTAAAAGTAGGCAAAGAATTGGTAGCAGAAAGTATATTAACCTGGCAGAGTGATAATGTTGTTCATATAGACAGTTTTACTGTCCTACCTGCTTATAGAGGAAAAGGACTTGGTTATGAGATGATTACAACAGTGTTAGACTGGTGTAAAGAAATGAAGTTTGAACATTTAACCGGTGAAGCTAGAAAAGGTGCATCCTGGCACATCTTTGAAAATCTAGGAGCTTCCCCAGTTGTTTTACATAAAAACTGGAATGGTACAGGAGAAGATTATATGAGTTTTAAATTGTCTGTATAATGGCTTTATTTAATCAAGTGGAAAAGAGAATGAAACTTACCACTTGGCAATCTGTAAAATACCAACTACTTACACATTGCTATCTGTATAATATACAGGTGAGTGATGCTGATTTAGATTGTTTAACATTTCTAGCTCTTGAGGGTGAGCAGGAACTGACAAGCTTTTGTCTAAAAGCTTTTAATAAAAAAATATTTTCTAGTACACAGTCTGTTAGAAACTGTCTTACAAAATCAGAAAAGAAAAACCTTATTAAGAAGGAAGGAAAGAATAAAAAGAAAATATACATCCATCCTAATATTAAGGTGGTTGCACAAGGTAATATATTATTAGATTTTAAATTCTTGTCTGTTGCGACCAAAGAAAGCTAAACAGTTTATTCCTGAATTAGCATCTGAACTAAATCTACCTATTGAAATGGTAGAAGAAGTAATTTCTTATTACTGGAGAGAGGTGAGAAAAAGTTTAAGTAGATTGAAACACACTAGAGTGCATTTAACCAATCTAGGTGACTTCACTATAAAACACTGGAAGTTAAGTGACAAGATTGAGATGTTAGAAAAGTTTGAGGAAAAAAACCGGCTGAAGGGTATGCAACAAATAACAGCTCGTTATAAAACAGCAGAAACTCTTTACGATCTTAGAAATATGAAAACTATGTTGGAAGAAGAACAGCAAAGAGCTGATTTTGTAAAAATGCATAAACGTACATCATATGAGTCTACGAGAAAACATAATCAGAATTTGGAAAGCTAAAGGTCAGATACTTGAGGGAGTGACAAATAGCATATTTAAACGTGAAGATGTTGAACATATTGCTGAAGAAAGAATGAATATTTGTCTTCTTTGTGATCTTTATACGGAAAATGATGATGGTTGTTTAGTTCCTGGAACCACTCCTTGCTGTAATAAAAAAATAGGAGGATGCGGATGTTCACTAAAGTTCAAAATAAGATCTCTTAGTTCTGAATGTCCAATGGGATATTGGAAATCTGAGATGACACAAGAAGAAGAGGATTTATTAAATCAAAAGCTAGGTCTTTAATTAAATAGTATGTCAATAAAGTTTATTTCTGAAAACCATAAATATTATAGTGTAGAACCTGATGATATTTCTTGGCTGAGTGTCACATCTTTTATTTCTAATTTTAAACAACCATTTGACGCAGATGCTATTGCTTTAAAATCTTCTCGTAGTAAAAAAAGTAAGTGGTACGGACTTACACCAGAACAAATTAAAGAAGCCTGGAAAAATGAAGCTAACAGAGCCACATCATTAGGTACATGGTATCACAATTGCAGAGAAAGAGATATATGTGAGGTGAAAACTATGAATAGACATGGTATAGAAGTGCCTGTTGTAAGACCCATAGAAAAAGATGGCATTAAATATGCTCCTAATCAAAAACTCACTAATGGTATATACCCAGAACATCTTGTTTATTTAAAGTCAGCTGGTATATGTGGTCAGTCAGATTTAGTTGAGGTGATAAATGATGAAGTGTACATCACTGATTATAAAACAAACAAAGAAATTAAACTAGAGGGTTATACAAACTGGGAAGGTATTTCTCAAAAAATGGCACCTCCTCTTTCTCATTTAGATGATTGTCATTTAAATCATTATGCTTTACAACTTAGTTTGTATATGTTTATGATATTAAAACATAATCCACGTCTTAAGTTTGGTGGTCTCACTATACATCATATTTTGTTTGAAGAAGTCGACAAAGATAAATATGGCAATCCTATTACAGCTTTAGACAGTAATGGAGATCCTATTGTTAAAGATGTTGTACAATATGATCTTCCTTATTTAAAACAAGATGTAATTTCTCTTATACATTGGTTACAAGATAATAGACATAAATTAAAAAAAGTCTAATGATAGTTCAGACAATACACGAAATACTCAATCCATTTGATGTGTATGAAAAAAAGCACGGATATGGTGTAGCATTGTTTATGATTGCTGGAAGTATACATTCTAATCCACAGTTTATTGTAAAGTTTTATAAAACAGGCATACTTCGTACCGTGGACCAAAATGATTTAGTAGTTTATGGTAATCCTACAGCCGGAGAGAAGCTTAATCCCGAAGGTATTCAGGTTAGAAAACAAGACGTGGAGTGTCTTTAAAGAAAAACAAATGATTAAATTATTTGATATACAGAATAGTAAAGTGGTTCCTACAGAACATTGTTATTCTCTTAAATTTTTAAAAGACATAATGGATGCATATCCAGATGAGCATTTAAAAATATATGCTTATTTGTTTTATATGACATGTCCTAGTCCAGATTTAAATCCATTTTTTGATGTACCAGAAACAGAAAAAGAAGAACTCATTCTTCAAGAAGTTGATGCTGACTTTTCGCCTGAAGACGATCTTATTATTAATGGTATTAAAATGTGTAAGAAGCTCTACGAAACACCAACGTACAGAGCATATGCTGGTATTAAAAGCATGCTGGATCGTCTTGCTAAATATATGGAGACAACAGAAATTGAACACGGTAGAGACGGTAACATTACAGCACTCGTTAATGCCGCAGCAAAGTTTGAAGCAATCCGTCAGAGCTTTAAAGGCACATTACGTGATTTGGAAGAGGAACAACAGAGTAAAGTGAGAGGAGGACAACGTTTAAGTTATGATCAAGAATAACAATGTAAGGTGCTGGAATTTGGCAGACAGGCCCTCTTGTCTCGGGGGTGTGGGTTATCTAATAAAGATAGAATAATGGGTTGACCACAAGCATGCAATGTTCTAATCCTAAAGACCACGTGAAGGTTCAAATCCTTCCCTTACAGCTAAAATATTATTTATGAAAAAATGGAAAGATTCTAGCTTACTGTTTTTATTACAATTAATAAACTACACACTACTTGTTATTAATTATAGAGCAGTGGCTCATGCTAATTATTTTTGGAGTGGTATTACAGATTTTGCTATAGCTAGCTTTTCATTTTTTGTCATAAAAAAGATAGCAAAGAGTGATGACAGTGTGCATCTTTGGTTAGGTTACGCACTAGGTGGACTAGCCGGCTCTTTTGTAGGAATATGGGTTTCTTTACTTATACATGGACACTAATAATATGTTTATTGAAGTGCCTACATATGAAAACGGTCAATGGACCACCACTTCTTTTTCTACAAGAAATGATTTTAAAAACTATTTAGTTTCTATATTTAAAGAACCTGGTAAATATCAATTTGACGAATCTTTTTTAATATTTAATGCTGAGGCACGTAAGTTTAGACAACAAGGATTTTATTGTTCTGCTCCTTTTAAATCAAAAGATTTTAAAGTTTATTGGGATGACCAAAAACTTAAATGCAGAAAAGGAATAATAGTTAAAAGTAATGGAAATTCTTGGTATTTAACAAGAGACTATTATATGTGGCTTAACTTTCTTCCTATATATGACAAGGAAGAAAAGAAGTTTGATTTTGCAAAGGTGAGAGATGCACAATATCATTTAGCTCTTTATGAAATTCTAGCAGAACTAAATTACAAGCATGCTATTATTTTAAAAAAACGTCAGATTGCTTCTTCTTATTTCCACATGGCAAAAATTATAAATACCTATTGGTTTGAAGAAGGTAGTATATGTAAAATTGGTGCATCTCTTAAAGACTACATAAATGAAAAAGGTTCTTGGAAGTTTTTAGAAGAATATAGAAATTTCTTAAATGAGCATACAGCTTGGTACAGACCTTCTGAACCTGATAAAGTGTTTGCTTGGCAACAACGTATTAAAGTGAGGATTAATGGAAGAGACACTTATAAAGGATTAAAATCCACTATAGCAGGTTATTCATTTGAGAAAGATCCTACAAATGGTGTTGGTGGACCAGTAACTTATTTCTTTCATGAAGAAGGAGGTATTGCTCCAAAAATGTATGACACATACGGATTTATTAAGCCAGCATTAAAATCAGGTGATATTATTACAGGACAGTTTATTGCTGCAGGTTCTGTGGGTGATCTTGATCAGTGTGAGCCCATGAAAGAATATGTTTTACATCCAGAAGAAAATGGATTTTTTGGTGTAGAATCTAATCTATTAGACAAAGATGGTGCAATAGGAATCACTGGTCTTTTTATACCTGAGCAGTGGAGCATGCCTCCTTACATAGACCAGTATGGTAATTCTTTAGTGGAGGAAGCACTAGAAGCTTTGGAACGTAGATTTGAAAAAGCCAAACGTGATTTAGCACCAGATGCATATCAGTTAGAACTTTCTCAAAGTCCAAGAAATATAGAAGAAGCTTTTGCTACACGTAAGGTGAGTGTATTTCCTCCTTATCTAGTTTCTAAACAAATGCAACGTATATCTGATAAAGAATACTCTGTAGAATATTTAGAACTTTCACGTGATGCAGAAGGTAAAATTATAGATAAGCCTTCTCGTAAAATTCCTATAATGGAATTTCCTATTTCTAAAAAACTAGAAAATAAAGAGGGTGTTATATGTATTTATGAACGTCCTGCAAAAGATGCTCCTTTTGGAATGTATTATGCTTCTGTGGATCCTGTAGGAGAAGGTAAAACAACAACATCAGATTCTTTGTGTGCTATGTATGTCTATAAGAATCCTGTAGAAGTAATTAAGGATGAAGGAGATGGTAAGGTGAAAAACTCCATAGAACGTGATAAGATAGTGGCTTCTTGGTGTGGACGTTTTGATGATATAAACAAAACACATGAACGTTTAGAACTTCTTATAGAATGGTATAACGCCTGGACGATAGTGGAAAACAACGTAGCTCTTTTTATACAATACATGATTTCTAAGAAAAAGCAGCGTTATCTAGTTCCTAAAGACATGATTTTATTCTTAAAAGACATTGGAGCTAATAGAAATGTATTCCAAGAGTATGGATGGAAGAACGTGGGTACACTTTTTAAAGGCACTATTCTATCTTACGGAATAGAATTTCTTAAAGAAGAACTAGATCATGAAACTAAACCAGATGGGGAAATAGTTAAAACTATATATGGAGTGGAACGTATTCCAGATATTATGCTTCTAAAAGAAATGCAAGCATACAGAGATGGTGTAAACGTTGACCGGCTTGTAGCTTTTTGTGCACTTGTAGCTTTTGCTAAGGTGCAGCAATCCAATAGAGGTTTGACTAAACGTATAGAGCATGGAGATAAAAAGTTGGATAACTCAAAAAAATTTAGTAAATTAAATTGGGGACCTTTTAGACATATTGGTTCTTCAGGGAGAAATTCTAACGGTATGAAAATAGCTCGTTCACCCTTTAAAAACTTAAAATAATGGAAAATCCACTATATAAAGAGAAAGTAGGTATTCTAAGTAGATTAATAAAAGAAAGCTCCCTTACACTAGAGGAAGCTTTATTGCTTTTAAAAGAAGAAGACCTGGAAGAAGAGAAAGAAGAAGCTGTTGCAGAATCTCCAATTAAACACGTTCCTGGTTGGCACAATTCGTATATTACTCCTAATCAATTAATTGGTAGATTACCAATTATTTATACTAGTGGTACTGCAGGAACCGGTTCAGGAAGTTGTACCACTGTTAGTAATACAAATTTAGGAGGTTACACCACCACTACGTTTCTTACAGTTGATCTAAATAATTAATAATCATGCAGTTATATAATGCTCTAGATCTCAAAGCTGGTAAAAAAGCTGAATATAAAAAGATGGGTACGTTAACGCAACCCATTCAGTTTTTACTAGAAAAAGAGAAAGACGATGAATGGAGAGCTCACAATCTTGATTGGTTAGAGTTTCAGGGAATGAAGCAACTCAGACGTAATGCTCGTAGGTTAATGAAAAACTACAAGCTTGCAAAGGGTATTATAGATAAGACTGATTATATTGTAGAAGAAGATAACGAAATGGCAGATTTGATAGATACTCTTACAAAAGAGGATGCTTCTGCCTTAGAACTTAAGTTTTATCCTATTATTCCTAATGTAGTGAACGTTCTATGTAATGAGTTTTCTAAGCGTTCTTCCCGTATAATGTTTAAAGCAGTGGATGACATTTCTTATAATGAAATGTTAGAAGAAAAGAGATCTATGCTTGAAAATGTCCTTTTAGAGGATGCTGAGCGTAAGATCATGATGCAAATGCTCAATATGGGAGTGGAGTTAGATAGTGAAGAAATGCAAAAAGCAACAGCTCCCGAAAATCTAAAACAACTTCCTGAAATAGAATCTTTTTTTCGTAAAGACTACCGGTCAATGATTGAGGAGTGGGCTTCTCATCAAATGAGTGTGGATGAGGAAAGATTTAAAATGCAAGAACTTGAAGAGCGTGCTTTTAGAGATATGTTAATTACAGATCGTGAGTTTTGGCATTTTAGAATGATGGAAGATGATTATGAGCTTGAACTTTGGAATCCTCTTTTGACTTTCTATCATAAAAGTCCAGATGTACGTTATATTAGCCAGGGTAATTGGGTGGGTAAAATGGATCTTCTATCTGTATCAGACGTTATTGATAAATACGGATGGATGATGACTCAGGAACAACTAGAATCTTTAGAAGCTGTTTATCCTATACGTTCAGCAGGTTATGCTATACAAGGTTATCAAAATGATGGGTCATACTATGATGCTACAAAACCACATGACTGGAATACCCAGATGCCTTCTTTAGCTTATAGACAATACATGTCTGTATATGATAATCAGTTTGGTACTGGTGATATAGTGGAATGGATTCTTTCAGACTCTGAAGACACTGTAGATTTTGGAAAATCTCATATGCTTAGAGTATCTACAATCTATTGGAAATCACAGCGTAAGCTTGGTCATCTTACTAAAATCACTGAAGAAGGTGAGATTATACAAGATATAATATCTGAAAACTATAAGGTTACAGATAAACCACTGTATAACACAGCTTTATATAAGCAGAAAACTAAAGATAATTTAATCTTTGGTGAACATATTGATTGGATATGGATTAATGAAACTTGGGGTGGTGTTAAGATTGGTCCAAACCGTCCAGCATTTTGGGGCATGAATAATCCAGGTGGTATAAATCCTATTTATCTTGGACTCAATGGAGGTAAACCAGGGCGTATTCCGTTTCAATTTAAAGGTGATAGTACACTCTATGGTTGCAAACTTCCTGTAGAAGGAGCTGTATTTGGAGACAGAAACTCCCGTAGTACATCTATGGTAGATCTTATGAAACCCTACCAAATTAGTTTTAATATAGTGAATAACCAAATAGCTGATATATTAGTAGATGAGCTTGGAACTGTTATTCTTTTGGACCAAAACTCTTTACCGCGTCATTCTATGGGTGAAGATTGGGGAAAGAATAATTTGAGTAAAGCATATGTAGCAATGAAGAACTTTCAGATGTTACCCTTAGATACATCTATTACTAACACTGAGAATG